AGTCTTGACAGTAATACCTATCTTTATAAATTCGCCAAAATCTAAAAAGTACAATGTTGAATCTTCTTTTCTTGCACAGGCTAAACAACCTATGTCTTTATCTGTCCACGCATGAAAATGATGAGTAAACTCATGTCCTACAGGGCATACTACTTTTATAATATCTTTAGCATCTGTAGGTTCTTTTAATACTGTCCAAGAGTCATGTATATCTGCTCTTGAATATTCAGTCTGACGATGATTAACCATTCGCTTAGCTTCGGTTTGCATATCGCACTGCTTGTAATTTCTGTAGAAACCTTCTACATCATATAACTTTCTTTGTATCTCAAACCATTCATCTTGTAGTATAGGAGTTTTATCTTCTATGTGTTTTTTCTTATACTCAAATAGTATTGCCTTAGCTAGTGGATGCCATCTCTTTCCACCTTTCTCCCATAGGGAAGGCTTGTGAAAAGTTAAATTGTATTTCTGTTTAGCTTTTCTAATTGATACTGGCGTTCTTCCTAATGTGTCTGAGCAGAACTCTACATCCCACTCTTGTTCTTCACAAAAAGTATAATCATACTCAGTCCACAATTCATTTGTAGACCTGTTAGTAGCACAATTTTTATAGTTATTCGCCATATAATTTCTTCTTAAGTCTTTCTATCTGGTCACGATTTAAGTTACCAGGATCTGTATTTAGTGGTAAAGTTACTATCCTTGCTGACATATCTAGCTTCTCAGCTAAACCTTTGGCAGCTTCTGCAGCTCTACTTCCTGCTTCGTCTCCATCAAACATGATGTCAACTCCTTGTACTCCCTGCATTTTTAATAGAGATAGCTTTACCCAATTCACTTGTTGCGTTCCAAAACAGCAAACAGTATTCTTTAGACCTTTGTCCCATAAGTTGAGAGCATCGAATATGCCTTCTACTAGAATAACTCTGTTCTGAATTGGTTTTACCTTGGCAGGACAAAAGGGCATTTCTGCCCCGCCAGGATAGATATAGTACTTCGATTGTCCCATACCTGCTTCACTGATTAATCTTCCGATTAAGGCAACAGTTTTTCCTGTGATGTTACGGATTGGAAAGACAATTCTGCCTTCAAACTTAGGAGTGTTCCAAGTAAACGCGTCCCATATCTGTAGAGTTTCCTCTGAGATATTTCTTAACGGTCCACCTGCCCATCTTATTCTCTCCTTAGGTAATTGAATACCTACTGTTTGAGACTTGACTTTCGTAATTCCTTCACGAATACGATGGAGCCTTACTTCTAAAGGGCTAGAAGGTGCTCCAAAGTATGTAAACAAATTTCCTTTAAAACCACAGGAAAAACAGTTGAATACGCCAGTAACTCTATCCACTCTCATACTTGGATTAGTGTCGTCATGTTCTGGGTTAAGGCATTTAACTTTAGCATCTTTGCCGCTAAGTTGATAATGTATTCCTTTTTCCTGTAAAAGTTCTTCTGCTGTCATAATTATATATATTATATCAAATTTTTAACCCCGTGTCAAGGATTATTTTTGTTATGTGACTTATTATTTCCACTTAGCGTCATCTTTGTTATGTTTCCATTTTAGTTTATCTCCAATGCGTTCGAACTCTCTCATATCCATACCACTTGGGTCAACCTCATGCTCGTAGTATCTAGACTTCCAAACTAGTTCTGCCATCTGGAACCAGACTGCTATTGACTTGTCTCTAAAATCTGTGTCTCCCCATAGGTAATATAAAAGCCACCACTCCTCATCGAAGCGGCAGACTCTTATTTCTTGGTTGTGTATCTCTGGAAGGTCCAATGCGGCTCTCATTCGTTGAGAGCCGGCAATGGGGTACCAGTTGGGCATGCACAGGATGGGAGATTTGACCCCATGCTGCCTCAAGCTGTCTATTAAAGGTTGGTTAGGCGGAACATTTGCTATGTTCTCTTTTACTTTCTCTTGCTCTAACATCCAACCTATTGTTCTTACATACCATGTATGTGGGGGTAACGGTATTAGTTCAGCAGTTTCTCTACTTACTCTATCATCAGCCATCGAAAGTCCCCCCTTGTTCTATATATTTAGCACCTTTTTTATAAGGAATCCATTCTGGATTTCTTCTGTGTTCGTTTTGAAGATGAAAAAGAGAGCAATTATGTAGAAGTGCATTAGGATGACCATCTACATCAGCTACAAAATCGACATCTATTGGAGTCGTAAAGTAACTAAAGTTTCTGTGAGTTTTGCCCCATTTAATTTTGACAATTTCAGGAAGATGAGTCCACCAGTCTATCGTCATATTAGATCCTTTGTGCCAGGTAGTGTCATCTGTGTAGTCACATGCAAGTCCTTCTATATTCATTTTAAACCAATCTTCGCATGCTTTACTGCGCCCTTGTTTACATCTAAGTATTATATAGTCTGTAAATTCAAATCCAGCAGTTCTATTTGATGATACTCTTGAACCAGCTCTTTTTTGTTCACTTTGCCCAAATCTATAAATCCAGTGAGTTCCTTCTTCATTGGGTTTTCTTAGTAAGTAAAACCAGGCTTCGCCAACTCCTTTATAATACCCATTTTTACCCCAATCTTCATCTTCAAAACCTTCATAAAATTCTTCGTCTGTCTGATGGTAAGCCTTTAAATTCTCAACCATCGTTCATCTCCTTGTATCTTTGTGTCCATTCATCTTCATAGATTAATCTAAATTCTTCTAGTGAAGGAATTGGTACATGTTTTAGTTTACTTACTTGTCTTATATGTCTAGTGTAAGCTATTAGTAATTGGTCTTCTGTGTATAGTATCATTTTGTTACCAAGGTACGTCCTCTACCTTTTCTCCTGTTCCCATGGTTTCTTTCATCTCAGCTTTCTCGTCTGGGTCTAACGCAGTGTGAGGTCCAACCTTTAGTGTGTTCCAATCCATTACAGAAGTAAAGCCTGCAACTTTTGCATTTCTTCTTTTCTTACAAGAAAACTTCATACAATCTGATTGGTCAAAATGGTCTATACTATAGAAAGCATCTACAGCATTATCGACATTGGTTGAAAATTTAGCAGAACCGTCTGCTTTAGTTTGGATTGCTGTAACAGTAGTAGTATCATACTCCTGTGCCAACGTTTTAAAATATTTAGATATCTCTATCTGTTCTGTCCAGTCATATTGACCTGCCTTTTGATTATTACTTCTTTTTACTTGGTTGAGATAATCGATAATAATTACACCTGGATTATGTAATTTCTGTAGGTTCTGTCTTACAACACTAGCAATTTTTGCTGTGGTAAGGGCTGGGTCATAATAAATTTCTATCTGTGGTTTAGAGTAGTCAATTTTATTTCTAACTAACTCTTTATGGAACTCTTTGAAGTTAGCTTTCTCTAAGTTATCATACTTTGCTAGTACTTCTTCTCCATCTACGAATCTTCCTGCCCACCATTCTCCTACTTTATTCCACTCATGTGGCTCTAAGTTTTGGTGGATTAATCGGTTAGCGTTTACTTCGGTTTCAATCGCTACTATTCTTTGCAGAATATCTTTACTGTTCATTTCTATTGTGAAATACAAAGCACTACGACCTTGTTTTCTTACTGTACTTGCAATATTACAGCATACTAAAGACTTACCACCACCTGATGTAGCACCGAGCATGATAAGTTCGTCTGACTTGAATGAATATTCTAAATCAAAGTCTTGATTCAGTCCTAGACTTATTCGTTTCTTGTATGTTTCATCATCATCAAACAACTCAATAGTTTCCATACTCTCATTTGCATCTTGAGTATCTACTTTATCTTCTACAGACACGACTATTTCTTGAAGTAAATCAATGTTTTCTCTTGCGTCTGATATTGCGATTTGGTTATCTATGTATGACTCGATTGAGCCTAAGATTTCTGATTGGGTAAATTGGTTCTTGAGATAGTCTAGCAATAAGTCTGCCTCGACATCTGTTTCCACAGTTTCGATAGCGTATATTTTCTCTTGTAATTCAGCAGAACGAACTTCTAGTTTTAGTTCTTCAAATGTTGGTAGATTTTTATATTTAGCTACATGCTTATCTACAATATTCCATAACTTTCGGTACTCTCCTTCAGGTAGGTAATGTTGTTTTAAGCCGTTCCAAGTATCAAAATCGCCAAGCGACAAGATTTGCTTCAGTAATGCACTTTCTAGTGTCAAATTGAATCTCCCAAGACAATTTAGTGGTTAAAAGATACGAAAGGCTCCGTAGAGCCTCTCGCGAAGGTGAAAAGGTTAGATTAACCTATTTCTTTTTTAGCTGCGCCATTGTAGTCGCTGCATTGTAGACCTCTTCTAGTAAGCATTGTTTTCACGCCTCTTACTGTTTTGCCGATTGTGTCAGCAATAGCATCTACAGTCATACCGTCGATGTCTAGGTCTGCTAAAGGATCAGCTTTGCTTGAACCTTTAGTTTCTTTTTGCTTAGGAATCGCATTGATTTCCCCAGCTCTAAGAAGTGATAAAGCTTTTCCTCTGATAGAGTTTACACTTCTACCTAAGCCTTCAGCTATATCTTCAATGAAAGCTCCGTCGTTTACCATTGAAACGAATTGGCTTTCTTCTTCCTCGTTGTAAGACTTAACAGTCTCAACTTTAGGAGCAGGTTTAACATGTTCTGTTAACTGCATAGAAAGAATTTTACCTTGAATTGACTTAGCACTAAAGTGTCCGCCTTCAAAGTTTGCAGCGATATCTGCGTATGTGTATGAGCCAGAGTTATCTGTCACGAAGTTACTTAAAGTAGCTTCTTGCTCATCTGAGAAAGATTTAGTAGCTGAAGCTGAAGCTAGTTCAACATCAAAACCCATCTTTCTTAATTTACTAGATACACTTCTTACTGAAGTTTCTAGTTGTTCTGCAGCAGAAGCTACAGTTGCCTGTGATACAGGGCTTTCGTCACCGACAAAAGAAGTCAATTCTGAAGTTCTTTCGTCTGTCCATTTTGGTAATGCCATTTTATTAATCCTCTAATAAATGTTTTAGGTTAGTTATAATATTAACACCTCGGTCACGAGCTGTCTGTGTTTTTGCTGACTCGATTCCAGACTCATTAACCAGATGAGTCACATCTTTTGTCAGACTTGATTTTACGACAAATCCATATTGACTAAGCACTTGCTCTGCATGAGCTTTAGTTTTATAACTTTTAAGTCTACCACTAATACACACAACTCCTGAAACCTTTGTTTTTTCTAATATTTTATTTGTCCATTTGAAAGGTAGTGTGTTGTTGTAATCGTCTAGGTAGTATTCAGTCTCTAACCAGTTAATTAGATTAGCAGTTGCTTTCGGTCCGATGCCCGCTTCTGCACAAGTCTTCTCGCTTATATCTTCAATATGAGATATACTATTGCATAATTTTTGAGAAGCTGATCGCCCGATAAGCGGAATCGAAAACGCTGGTAGTAATTTAACCAACGGTAACGATTCAGAATTACGAATCTCTATAAAGAGTTTCTCTCCTAATCTAACTGAACCTAGTCTTGCCTGTAAATCCTCTACAGTTAATTCATATAATTCAGCGTAGTCTTGGATGTTCAGCTTACTTACAGCTGCAGGTCCAAGTCCTTTTATCTTTAGTGTGGAAGCGAAGTTAACCACTTTCTTGTCCCACTGTGATGCGCAAAGGTCGTTTTTACAGAATAACTGGTCATTAACGAACTCTAAGACACTGTCACACGAAGGGCAGTTAGTCGGTGGTATAATTTGTTTCACTTACGGTTTCCTTTCTAAATATATAATATATTATACAAAAAGTTTGGGCATCTGTCAAGAACTATTTTTTGTTTGGTACACCCAAACTTCACTTCAAAGTATCGATTACTCCTCATAGATGTGAGTATCTTCAATATACTTTCCCTTATTTCGGTAATGAAACCATAATGCTTTAATTTTTTTAACTAAAGACTTTATCCAATTTTTTATCATATATATCCTTTATAATTCTATCTGCCATTAGCCTATTTCCTTCCTCTAATGGATGGTCTTTTGGTCCGAAGGGCACCTTGTGTCTTTTGCACATATCATAGAAAGCTTCTTCTTTCATGTGCGGTAATTCTCTATACCAATCGTCTAGCTTCATAGTATTTTGTTGCCATGTTACATTAGCACCTTCCCAGTGTGGTTTATCTATGTATTTTAACGCTGGTTTTATTTGTCCATCGCTTAAGTTATAAAATAAATATGGTATTCCATGTGCTTTAAGTATGTACTTTACTGATAACATATATTGCATACTCCATCTTAAGTTATATACTGGGTACCTAACATTCCTGCCATAGTTCTCTACTCCTGCATGCATTTGTCTATCCATGTCTTGGTGAAAGAACATTCGTGAATTATGACTAAGTTTAAATGGATGCTTCGGCTCCATTCTGTGGTGCATCCATGCGGCTTGTCTCCAAGTATTAGTAGTTGGATTTACATACTCAAATCTATTTATTCCAGACCATACTATAATAGCTAACTTTATCTTAACATTTTCTTTTTGAATATATTTATCCTTGTCTAATTG